GTTAAACACGTCAACGGGCGGCACGGGGTTTATGGCGCTCTACACGTCGCGCGTGTTTTTGGACGCGGCGCCAGGCGATACCGCGCTACCGCTGGCGGTCTACGCGGTGGAACACGTCAAATTTGACCGTTCGTTTAGCGGCACTGAATCGCACATACTGCGCGTTACGTTTACGTTTTTTGAGGGCGGAAGTGATCTAGTGACGGGGCCAGTAGCGTCGGACCGTTTGCGCACGCTGCTAGACGGCGTTGATTTGGTGTCCGCGTCGTACGACCGCGTTTTGTGTTTGCTGCGGCAACGCGGCACGCCTAATTTCGCCGATGATGTATGGACAATGTCCGACGTGTACGAACTGGTTGGGCAACTACTCTAAAAAGGTTTCTTTATGGCCACCGCATTTATCGTCGGCAACGACGGGTCCGTGTTGCTCCCCACTAACCATTCGCTGAACGTTAAAGTTTTTGCAATGAATATTGCGTACTCGTCTCAGGACGTTACGGGGTTTGCGCACACTGGCCACGTTCGCCGTTTGGGTTTGGCGGATATTACGGGTTCGCTCAATTGCAGCGTAACCCGCGACACGGGCACCCCGTGGGGTACCATTACGGCCAACGCGCTACCAACGCAACCAGGCGGTACGTTGGTGTTGTCGTTGTCGGGTGGTACTACAACTAGCGGAACAGCCGCCGCCCTAGTGCAATTTGACGCGGTGTTTAGTTCGTTCGCGTTTAATTCCGACAAAAACGGCGACGCGTCGTTAACCGTCAATTTTGAAATGAACGATAGCAACGGGCCGACAATGGTTTGGACTACCGTTTAATGTCGTAACATGTCGGCGGCATGACGCACCCACCACCAAATCCAATCGCGGCAATCGCCGACACCGATTGGATTGTGTGCGTTACGCTGCGCGGCGGCGCGGTTTCCAAATATCGGGTATCGCCAGGCACGCTACCCGACGACGTGGCGGCCATGCGGGCGATACGTTCGGCGGCCATTCCGCTAGCCAACGTGGACGCGGTACGCGTGTGCCGTGCGTCTGAACATGTGCGCGTCGTAGTCGAGGACTACGCCGCCCAATTGCGACAACTAATGAAAGGGTAACCAGTGAACATAGGCGACATTTGTTGGTCCGTGGGCGACGACGTGCGGCGGTTTCCGCCATTGACCGTACGGCAATTGGTCACAATGCAATCGGTGCTAGCCGAACGTGCCGCGGTAGACACGGGCGACGATTGCCGCCGCCTGGCGTTGTCCGCCGACGAAACGTTATTGGCGTGCCGTAAATCGCGCGACGATGCCCGCCTATCGACCGCGGTAGTTCGGTGGTGTTTCACCCTAGACGGCGCGTTACGGCTCATTACGGAATCCGTAGGGGCCGCCAACGTAGACGCATGCGTGGACGGCATAGCCCCCGACGATTTAACCGATATCGCATTGCAAATCATCGGGTTTGAATGGTCCGATGATTTGGGAAAATGGGTGCGCCGCGCGCGTGCGACGGGCGGCGCGAAACTTTCCGCGATTACATGATTGAGGCGTATTTGTTGGCCACGATTACCCACATTTCCGACCCGCTGGCGTTACCCGTCGTCGAATTTAACGGGTACCTATCGGCGTGCGGGCGTGGCGAATTGCGCCGCGAAACATCGACCGACGCACGCGCCCACGTTGACGCCTATACAACCAGGGGGCGCTAATGTCTAGTGCTGCGGGCGAAGTCTATATAGACATCACGGCGCGCCTAGCCGACATGGAAAAAAAACTTAAGGAAGCGGAGGATGCCGCCGCCAAATCAGGCGAGAAATCGGGCAAAAAATTTAAGGAAGAGTTTGGGGAAAAGGTAAAAGCGCCGTCGCCCGCTATTGCGGGCGCGGGCGCTAAGGCGGGTTACGATTTTGGCGACAAATTCGGCGAACAGGCTAAAGGCGTAATGGGTGCGCTGGCGGGTCCAATGATCGCCGCAACGCTAGCCAAGGCCGTCGCGGGCGTGATGCGGTCCGACAAATCGATGCCCGACGCAATATTAGATGCGGTGAAAACCATACCGTTCGTGGGCGCGTTTGCCGATTTGGGTTCCGCAATTTATGATGCGACATTTGGCGCCGCGGATAAGGCCGCCGAAGATTTGGTTGCTGAACAAATGAAGGCCGCGGGGGAAATGGCCGCGCGCGCGGGCGCCGCGCAACAATTAGAAAATAAGGCGCAAGATTCCGCGGCGGCTATGGTCTTTGACGCAAAACGGTTAAGTATTGCAAATGAGTTAATTGACGTGCGCGCCAGCGGTGATAAACGCGCCCTAGCAAACGCGGAATATTTGCAGGTTCTAGCGCAACAAGCGTTTGAAATGAATTTGCTTATAGCCAACGACGTTTCGGAAATCGAGTTAAACGCGTTTAATAAATTGAACGCGGAGAAACAACGCGCCGCCGCCGCTGAACGCGACCAAAAACTAAAAGATATTGACGACGCGGAAAAAAGGGCCGCCGCCGCCGCGCAAAAAGAAATGGACGCGCAAACTAAATTAAACGACGCAAAGGCTAAAACCATTGCCGACCGCGAACAGGCGGCCGCACGCGATGTCGCGCGCGCGTCGGGCGGTTTGTTGGAAGCCCAATCAGCGGACAACCCGACCCGTTTGCGTGCGTTGCAATCGGCGCGCGAAAAAGACGAACGTATGTATGCGCGCCAGGCGGCGCTACGCGATTCACTGACTGAAAAAGAAACCGACGCAATTAACCTACGGTTTGATTTAGAGGAACGTACCGCGGCGCTCAAAGAAAAATCGGCAAACGCGGCGGCACGCGCGGCCAACGCAACGGGTAGCGCGTCTACTGCGTTAGGTTCGTTTACGTTTGACGCCTACCCCGCGACCGAACAACGCACCGTCCAAAATGGCATTTTAACGGCGACCCAAAAAACGGCCGAATACATGCAATCAATGGGGATTACCTAATGCCCGCAATTGTTTACGTTTACGAACAACACGATAGCCGCGGTTGGAATTACGACGGCGGCAAAGTGACTACTAAACGCACGTTTAACATGTGGGCTACTGGTACCGCAGTATTAAATAGCCCGTTTACCGTGCGCCAGTGGTTTGGCATTGCCGTAGCGGGCGTGGTTGGTAGTGAAACGCAGGGCGGCCCCGACGCGTTGCCCGCAAAGGGCGAATTATTCCCCGCCGAATCAGGCGTATGGGCGCGGTCCTACGAAATCACGCGCCTAGCCGAATCCGACGTGTGGCAAGTGGTTTGGACGTACGGCAACGCGCAAGTTAGTTCGTCCACCGCGCAACCTGGCGAAGTAGGGTTTGTTGAATGGACGTTAGACATTCAGGCGGGTTTTTCCGAAACGTTTGTAACCGCGCCGTCGTTCCCGTCAAATGGAACGGTAGGCGCAACCCCTGCGTTACAGTTAGTGACGGGCGGGGTGCATATCGACATCGAGGGCGTGCCGCTATCGCGATTGCGCTACACGTCAGAAATCGTAATTAATGAAACCATTCAATCGACGTCAGGCGTGCCCGCGCAAATTGCGACGGCGCGCCTAGGGCGTGGCAAACGCAATAACGGAACGTGGGAAAGCATAGTTAAGGGCAAGGCGTTGTATGTTGGCGCGCAAATTCGGCGTACGGGCGTTTCGTTGTATCAAATCACGCACCGCATAGTCGAGGACGACGAATACCATTTGGTGCAAGTACCCGAACGCGACGCTACGGGCAAAATTCCAACCATTGACTATTCGGGCGTGAACCGCGCGCGTAATGTTTATTTCCGCCAGCCGTTCCCCGACTTTGTCGATTTCGCAACCCTATCGGCGAACTGGTAATGGCACTACCACGATTTAATAGCGGTTCCATCGGGCGCCTTTCGTTTGAACACCTAAACGAAATTTGCGACACTATCGACCGTTTGCGGCCGTTGTTGTTGCGCAATGCGTTTATGTTGGACGGCACGGAAACCGAAACGCTATGGGCGCGCATATTGCCCTACGTTGGAACCAACAATTACGGCGACCATGTTTGGGAGGAAGTGATACCCAAAGCCCGTAACAATTTGGTTTGGTCATGCCAATGGGAAACCCGCAGCGGTGGCCGAAAATCGGGCGCGGTTACAACTGGCGACAAATACGAACCAGCCTACGCGCCGTCGGGGTTTACGTTTAACGGACAAAATCCCGTCCGCATTCCCGTAGATACGGTGGTGGTGTTAGGACGCATGAAAGGAACCGACGGTAAAATAGCGTGGCAAATCATTAGCCCCGCCGCGCCAACTACGTTTCCCGCAATGATTACTAGCGCCGCCCCGCGCACCACCGCGCCGCCAGCGGTTCGACGTTGGGCCTACCAATGGATCGAAGTTACAACGAACGACGCAAGTAGCCGCGAATGGATTACCAAACCCAACGGCCGCAAATCAGCGGGCGCGCCTGGCGACGAACCGTTTGCGGTTAACGGTTGCGAACAGGCTAACGTACACGGCATCGGCGGTACGGGGCCAGTGGGTACCGTTGAATCCAACGCGCCCGTATCGGCGGGGGTTGTTGTAACAATGTCCTACGACGGACCGTACCCGTTTTTCTCTGTACCAAACGGCCTTAACATCACATGCCCGCCATGATGAACTACCAAACCAACACCCGCGCGCGCACCGACTACAACCCGCGGCTACTGGCGTCGGTGGTACTTACGGCCACCGACGACCGTATCTACATTGTGCCCGCTGGCTACACGGCCGAAATTCAAACTATCGTCGTGTGCAATACGCACACGACACTAGCCACGCTACGAATGCATCATACGCGGCCAGGGGTTGCTAGCGGCGTTGCTAATGCGCAATACTACGACGCGCGGTTGGCTAACGGAACGACGCTGGTAGACGACGTGCGGCGGGCTATGACGCCCAACGAACAACTACGCGGGCGCGCGTCGGTCGCGGCGGTCGTGTGTGTGTCCGTCTACGGGCGCGAAACGGCGTTGCCCGCATGACGCGGCGCCGTGCGGCGTGTTGTTGCGAAGTGACGCCGCCGACGTTGTCGTGTCCGCAAATTAACCTGCTTTGCCACGGCCCTGGCCCCGCCACAATTTCCATATCGGGTGAATCAACCTACTCTGCTACGGCGTCGTACTTAGTAGGAACAGAAACGGGCGACGTATGGACCGCATACCAAATCTATTCGGGCGTGTGCCAATTTGAATTAACGGGCCCATACATTGCAGAGGGCGTAAACAACACGGGAATAAACTACCTTACGGGAACCCTTACGGCCACAATTTCGCAATACGATGTTCCTTCGGATACTATGATTGTTGTTTCCTATGCCGTTCAGGTAAGCACCGTTGATTTTTACCCGTCGGCAAATTATGCATGCGGCCATTTTGAGGCGACATTAGGTGGCCTGTATAACGAAACATGGAACGGGCTACCCCGCAGCAACGGCCCTACCAATTGGGCAATTTACGGCCTTATTTGTAACCCGTGTTTAAACCCAACAATAGTATGTGCGCCACGAATGCAGGAAGCGTACGACGGGGGCGTACCTTTAGGGCCTGGATTTATTACGCTTTACGACATGCGGCCAATGGAGTTTAATTTTTACGGCACCCGTAGCGAAACTATACAGAGTGATGTTTCATTTAAATTAGATTTAACAACTAGCGGCTACTTAGATTTTTCCGTTACATGATTGCCAACCAATGCATATTCCGCCGCGGCACCCATTGCATAAACCCACGGGTAGGCGGCGCCATTGACGACGCGGCATGTAACCAGTGTGCCCATTACGTTGGCCTACCGCGCGGACTAGGCGACATCGTCGAACGCGTGGCGCGTCTATCAGGTTTGGCCGTGGTGGCGCATGGCGTCGCCGCGGCAACGGGGCGTCCGTGCAACTGCAACGCGCGACGCGCCGCGCTAAACGCGGCTATACCGTTTGCCGATAGCACCAAAAAGGAACCCTAAAATGGCATTAACCTATGACGGCACGGACGGTTTATTTACGCGTTTGGGCAAACTGTTCGGCCTAGCAGAGGCGGTACGGTTGCACCAACAAGATATCCGCGACCGAATTGAGGATATTCAAAACGAATACAACCCCGCTAGCGCCTACATGTTGGGCGATTTGGTTGGGCAAATGGAAGCCCGCGTAGCGATGGCGGGCGTAATCGTCGCCGACGTGCGCAACGCGGCAAATCGCACGCTAGTGGAAATGACGTACAACGACGCGGGCGTATCTTCGCGTTCCGTCATGCCCGAAAAAACCACCTACGACGCGTTGTTGTATCTGATTCGCGAAATGGGTTTAGATGCCCAATCGGTAGACGGTACCACCGTAAGCAAGGCCGCGGTATCGGTCGGCACGGGCAACACGGGTAACGGTACATTGTTGTTCACGGAATTGCCCCCGCTGGCGTTGGACGCCGTGGTGGTTCAGTACCCAAACATTCGCACCGAACGCATCGAAATTCGATGCGTAGACGATGCGCAATCTAAGGAAATTCTATCGGGGTCGGAAGTGTTCCACTTGCGCGGCCAAACTAGGTACGCCAACCTAGACTACCGATTTCCCGCGGGTAGTGGTACGGATATGAAAATGCCCGTATTAAACGCGGCGCTCGACACGGGCGCCCGCTACGCAAACATGCTGCGCAATTCAGCGTTTACGACCTACGACACGTTGGCGAATTTGCCCGACTATTGGGAAACAGTGACGGGCGTAACGGGCACCGACTACGGCCAAGAAACTTCGATTACCTACCGCGGCGGTTCCGCGTTTAAAATGACGGGCGACGGCGCCACGCTGGCCAAGATTCGCCAGCCATTGGCGAACACCGCGGGCGCGTCGTCTACGATTGCTGCGGACCGTCTGTATGTGTTGGCGGTGGCCGCACGCGTCAACGGTACGGCGTCGGCGGGCAACGTGCGCGTAAGCCTACAAAATTCCGCGGGCACCGTTGTAACGGGTACTACCCTCGACATTTCGTGGAACATCGGCACGTCCTACGCGTGGCAATATGTGTTTTTCCGCGCCCCGTTAGTGTTGCCGTCGGCCGTCTACGCGGCGATTCAACAAACCGTCGCCTTGAACGTTGGCGGTATCATGTACCTAGACGAATTGGTGTTGGCGGAAGTACGTCAGGTGGGCGCGGGCGGCCAGGGCGTCGTTATCTTGCCTGGTTCCACCGATTGGGTTGCAAACGACCATTTGCGATTGGTGTCTACCAACCAGGGCGAAGGAAAGTTTAATACCGATTTTGACCGATTTTTTGGCATGTACGAATTGGGGTTGGTGCTACGCGGCAACACGGCGGGCGGCGAAACGATCCTAGATTCGCTTATTTCGTGATTTCGCGAATAAGCGCGGCGTGTGCCATACCGCGGGCTTGCAATATCCCGTGCCGCACGGCGGCGGATTCGGTCGTGTCGCCAGTGATGGCTAGCACGGTGCCCAACGCGGCCAGCGCGTCCGCCGTCAAACCGTCTACTAGGCGCGGTGGTGCGTCGATGCACGCGGGTCGGTGTATGTCGCGGTGTTCGGCTACGGCGCGCATGAGGCGCATGCACGCCCGCCGTGCGCCTAGATTTGGGGCCACGCGCGCCGCGCACCCGTAGGGCGTGCGGTGGCCCTCGCGTATAGCCGCACAAATCGACCACGCCGCCAGCATGCGGCTACGCGCAATGTCGGCGGCGGCGTTCAACTGGCGGTAGTTAAATTTGGGGCGGTTGCGTTGTTCGTCGTACACGGCGTGGGCAATCGTACCAAACAATTTGCACATTTTTTCGATTAACTGTCCAACACCACTAGACATTGCCGACAACCGCGGTATGGTTCACACGTTCCCGCGACGGGAACAGGCCGCGGCGGCCGACGCCGACAACGATAGGAAATCGCAATGTCTCACACTGTTCAAATTTTCCGCGACGCCGCCCGTACCGCAGTCAACGAAGCAATGAACGGCAACCCCTGGTCGGGTTGGGAATGGTCCCACGACGCGTCAAACATGGGTTACCCCACCGACGGCCATGTGGTGGACGGGTGGGACGACGGCACCCGCGCCAAGGGTTGGCGCCTATGGTCCGAATCCCGCGCGGCTAGTTTGGCCGCGCCAGGCGTGGACGCCGAATACATTGCAAATATTGAACGCAACTACGGCCAGCATTGCCAACGCGACGCCGACCGCGCGCGTGCGGAAGCCCGTGAGTGTTTGGATTCTATTGCCGCGGGCGACTACTGCGGCGCCTATGTGTGTGCGCGCACATGTCGCGATATCGAATTGTCCTACGGCGACGCGCCGACGTACGCGCCGATGTTGGCCGCCGTCAGTGCGTGGCGCGATGCTGCGGAAACCGCGGCCGCCAGCGCGGAGGCGGTCCGATGATTTACCAAACGCAATACCTAGTCGGCTACGACGTCGATGGCGACGACGACGCGCCCGACTCGCAATTGTTCGACACCCGCGCGGAGGCTATCGCGTGCGCGAAATCACCGCCACCCGATACGGACGTGGTCGCGGTTTGGGTTGAATCATGCCGTACGCGCTACGTTGATACTGACCTACTGCACGTCATGCCGTGCGATAGCGTTACGAAAGTGATTTACCGACACGACTACCAGCCGCAACGCGCTGCGGGTGGCGCGACGACCGACGACGCCGCCGCTAGCGCGCGCGCGCGCATGGCGTCCGACCTGGCGGCGTCCGCCGCGCGGCGCGGTCGTGATTTCGAGCGCTGAACGCGCCACGATTCCGTCCATTTATTGTAGACATTGCGGCCGATGGCCGACAACGTATTTCCCCCACCTACGGGGGGTGGCCACGGCGGCCGACGCCGTTACGAATTGGGTTACCGATGATGATTGAATGGATTACCGTTTGGATACTGGCGATTTGCGCGGGCCTTGCAACCAACGCCTACCACCGCGAATATGTGCGGCCACGCCGTGGGGGTACGCGATGAACGCTGGCCTACTCATGAGTGAGGCGGACTACTCCGCGCTACCAGGTTTGCGGGCGTCGTTTGTCAAGCAACTGATTTCTGCAACGCCCGCGCATTTGTACGCACGGCGCAATAGCGACGACGCGGACACCGACGCGCTGCGCATCGGGCGGGCGTTGCATTGCCGCGGACTACGGCCCGCGGACTACGCCGCGGAGTTTGTGACGTCGCCCAAATTTGACCGCCGCACAAAGGAAGGTAAGGCGGCGGCGGAAGCGTTCGCGCTGGTATCCGTCGGGCGTGCCGTGATCGATGAAACGGAACAACGCCAGGTAGACGCAATGGTGGACGCAATCAACGCGCACCCGTCGGCGCGCGCGGTGATGGACGCGGCGCCGCACCGCGAACGTGTCTACACGGGGGATATCGCGGGCGTGCCCGCTAAATGCCGCGTGGACGCGGTGGGGCCTGGCGTGTTGGTGGACGTCAAAACCACAATCTCCGCGCACCCTAGGGCGTTTGCCCGTTCGTGTGCCGACTACGGGTACCACTATCAACTAGCCATGTACCGCGCGTTGTTGCGGCAATCGGGCGTTACCGTGGACGACGCCGTGTTGGTTGCAGTTGAAAAAACCCCACCGTACGCGGTGGCCGTGTACGTCATGCGTTCGCATGAGTTAGACGCGGCAATGTCCGCGGTCGAGGGCGCCGCGTTGTTGTTTGACGCGTGCGAACGGGCTGGCGCGTGGCCAGGCTACCCGCAAACCATTGAAGAAATCGCGATGCCCGTATGGTCATTGCCCAACCAATAAAGGTACAACATGGCGAAGATACGAACAGGAATCGTGGCCCCCGACAAAGTAATCGAGGGCGACGCGTCGGACACAAAATGTCCGCGTACGGGTACGGTCGGTTTGGTGGACGGGTTGTTGGTTGCGCAGGGCGCAATCGATGGCGTGGCAAAGGATGCTAAAAACACGTTTCACCGATACAGTTACACGAGCGCGGAGGGCATGATTTCAGCATGCCGCGCCGCGCTACAAATCGGCGGCGTAGTCGCTAGGCGTACGGCCTGGCGTGTGACCGACGACGGGTTGTACGTCGTGTCTACGGTGTCCGTAGCGCATGCGTGGACACTTGAGGAAGCGATCGCCGAAATCGTTTGGCCCGTGGTCGTGGAAAAGGGGCGCCCAATCGATAAGGCGGTAGCCAGCGCGTTGACGACGTCGCTAGGCTATTGGCTACGCGACGTGTTGTTGTTGCCACGCGAAGACGGCGACGGGTCGATGGATCAGCGTAACGACGCTAGTGGCACCGCGGAACACGGCATACGCCGTGCGCCCACGGCCGCTACGACGCCCGCTACGGCGTCGCCGCGCGCCACCGCCCAAACACCCGTGCAAGCAATCAACGCGCGCATGGCGGCAACCGTGCCGCCAGCGGCGCCCGTGGCCCCCGCGGCGGCGTGGGAACGAACGAACCCCGTGACCGAACCGCAACCACCCGCGCTATGCCACCGAATTAGCGAACGAATTGCGAACGGACAAACGTTCCACATTGGCGAATTTATTGCGGACGGCTCTACGTCGGAATATGTGTTGGACGGGGTGTTGTACGCCGATATTTGCGACCAGTCGCGCGACGTGTTAGGCGTTACGTTTGTGCCCGTCATAATCAAACGCGGCGGGTCGCGCATGCCGTTACTAGTGGAATTGCGCGACGTTGCGCAACCGACACCGACACCGACACCAACCACGAAAAAAAGGGCTATCGCGCATGCCGACGAATTGCCGTTCTAGTTCCCCCGACATTACCCACGGCGCGCGGGCGGTTGAATCCGTCCGATGCGCCGTGGGCGTGGGGCGCGTGCCGTCGCACGCGTTTACCATCACGGAAGCGATGCACGCGGCGGAAATCATTTGGCCCGAAACGGGGCTACCGCGTCCACTGGCGGTAGTCGGCATCGTCTACGATATGATGCCTGGCCACCTATCCCCGCGGCGTGCGCGGTTTGCGAAACGCATTGGGGTACATGTGGACACGGTGCGCGCCGCGGAACTGATCTACGAAATGTTGGACGGCGCCAAACGCATCGAATACCTAGCGGCGGCGACACGCATCGCGCGCGTGCGCAGAATCGGCGGCCAAATTGTGGATTAAGGTACGAACCAATTTAGCGTCGGACCCGCGGGTCGCGGAAATCGCGCGTCTAGTTGGACACCCGCCGCCGCACGTCGTGGGCGCGTTGGTGGTGTTATGGTCGTACGCCGATGAACATTCTACCGACGGGTTTTTGCGCTATTTCACGGCGCGCCAGGTAGACGCTATGGCGTGCATACCTGGCGTGGCCGCGGCACTATTTGCCGTGGGTTGGTTGGAAGAAATTGACGCGCCATTTGGAATTGCACTACTACGCTACGGCGAACACAATGGCGAAACCGCGAAACAACGCGCGCAGGGTTCGCTACGCGCGGCCAAATTCCGCACGCGTAACGCAACCACCGTTACGCCGATTCGTTCCGTAACGGTGGACACCGTTACGCCGATTTCCCCCGTAACGATGGACACCGTTATTAGAGTAGAGGAGAGTAGAGTAGAGAAGAGAGAGAGAGAGAGAAAAAAAGGGCGCGCGCGCCTAAATGGCATTTAAGAAATGCCCCGAACCAAACCAAACCCGCGGAACGAATCCGCAGAAATCAGAAACGCAAATGATCAACCGCGACACGACCCCACCAAATTGGCAAACCAACCGCGACCGAATCAACGGGCTATGGCCACGATTTGAACCGACCGCCGCCGAACGTGAACTAATCAACGCACGCCTAGCAAACCTAAACCATGAATGGGTACGCGACGCAATTGACGCGTACCGCTGCGCGTCGGGTTCTACGGTGTTTCGCGTTGCGGAATTTCTCGACATCTACCGCGCCACGGCGAACGCCAGCGCCGAACGCCATGCCGCGCAAACGTCGTACCCCGACCGCGTGCGCGACCGCGCCGTTGAACTAGCCGCAGACCGTGCCGCGTGCATGCAACGGCTAGACGCTACCCCACGCGACGATATTGCGCGCGCCGTGGTCGCGCTGCGCTACAGCGGTTGGCTAAGCAATAAACCATTATCCCCTCGCTACGAAGATTGGCGGGATTCGGATATCTTTGTGGTTGTCGCTGGCCTAGTGTCCCGTTACAATGGACACCGTGCCGCCGCAGTGGCGGACACGGAACCGACCACGCTAGGGGGTCCCAAATGCTAGTCGTAACGGTCACGGACGGCCAAACATTTGAGTTTATTTATAACGGCACGTCGCTAGGCACCGTGCGGGTTTCCAAACTGCGCGCCGACCGCGTGCGGGTTGCGTTTGATATGCCCAAATCGGTGGAAATTTGGCGCGGAGAAACGGCTACCCGCGTCGTGGCCCACCGTGCCGCGGAGGTGCCCCGTGTTGGGTGATTACGACGACGACGACCGAATGCGCCCCACCCCGTCGCGCCGCGATACGCTGGCGGTGCCCGTGTTGGTTGCCGCATGCGTGTTCGTAGGGTTTACGGCATGCGCCGCCGTGTTGACGGCGTGCGCCGTGTATTGGTGGTGGTTGTTTCGCCTAGTGTTTGGCACAATGGGGGGCGCGTGAAGGTTCTAATCGATGTCCATTGGGTGTTGACGGAATCGGACGAACTAGTGGAACGGGTCCGCGCCTACGGCGTGCGACGCACCGCGGCCGCGTGCGGCGTGGTGCCACAAACCGTCTGCAATTGGCTAGCGGGTGGACCCGTGCCCGATACCGCGTGTTTTACCATGTGCCGTTTGTTTGACGCGTTGCCGCCGCGTATTGAATTCCGCGAAATTGGTCGGGTGGCGGACAACGGGCAACCCCGATTTAATTGCGTTCAGTGGACGGAATCATTGCGCAGGAAATCGCGCAAATCGTCGATAGTTGGTGCGAAATGAAACACGACCCTTCGATGCACTACGCGCATGCCGCGGACCCGCGAACATTGGGCGGATTGTTCGCCGCGCCGCCAGCGCTAGACGACCCGCCGCGCCAAACCGCGAACCAACGGACACGGTGGGCAACGTCCGACGCGGCGTACGCGCTAGCCGCGCCTGGCGTTGCTGGTCGAATTCTCGATTCGTTACGCGCGTCGCCCGCGACGTGCGACGAAATCGAAACCCGTTTAAATCTAACGCACCAAACCGCGTCGGCATCGATCAACGGGCTAATGCGCCACGGCGCAATCGTCGCCAGTGGTGCTAGGCTTACACGTTCAGGCCGCGCCGCGCGCGTTTGGGTGGCGGTGGCAAATGGTTAGTACCTTTCGCCACGCTGATTTATCCTACGCGGTCCGATTCATTGCGCAGAATCCGACACGCCTACACGCCGACAACGACGCCGCCGTGTCCGACACCGCCGCCATACGCGCGATGGCGAAACGCGATTGGCGCATGGTTCTAATCGCCGCGCTGCGCGAATGTGGACGCCCCGCGCCGTCGTGGCCCGACGTGGCCGCGGTCGTGGGTTGTTCGCACACTACGGCTATGACCGATTTCGAGCGTTGGTGCGCGTTGCCCTGGCGCGACCGCGCGAACTGGTTGGACCTGGTCGAACGTGTAGCCGCTGAATCAGAAAAGGTAAGCGATGCCGTACCCTAGATTTGGGATCGGCGGCCGCGCGCAAACCGCGGCCGCGCCGATTGAAACCATTACGACGGCCGTGGAAACCACCGAAACCATTACGGTGCGCGCTATGGTTCGGGTGCGCGTGCCAACGGGAACCACCACGGCAACCGTGTTGCGCATGGTAGACGCTGAACTAGCCCATATTGGGCCGCAGGTCCGCCAGGCCGTGCGCCAGTGTCGCGAACCCCTAACGACCGCCCCCAACACGGCGACGCCGTAGGCGGGTTCGTAGCGCCCCCGTGCGGGTGGGGGTTTGGGGGCGTTACGCGCATTGAGCGCCACCCGCAACCAACGCCCTAGTAGCCGTCAACGCCATTTCGCACAAATTGCAAGATTTGCGCCCAAATGGGTTGATTTAACAAAATGGCATGCTAAACTAAGCATGTCAAGCAAATCAACCAGCGGCACGATGCCGCAGAAATGAGACAACATGACCGCAGAAATTACGACCGTTGCCGCCGCCCGCCTGATTGCCGCTGAAATGTTTAACCATGCTGGTTCAATGGTCGCGGGTGTTTCGTTTGTGGTGGCGCTTGACGCCGACACGGTTGCCGAAGTTTGGTTTACGCGCCAGGGTACGGCACACTTGCAAAACCCGAACGCCTAACAATGGCGCGCCGCGCCGATAGTGTGCGGTTCTTCCCCTTTCCGCGACGCGCGCCCCTTACGGGGTGCGCGTTGTTTTTTGGTGGTAGACAAACGCCCTAGTTTGCCGATAGTTTGCGCATATGGTGAATTCGCGAAACAAGGGCGCAGCGGGCGAACGCGAGGCGGCGCACGCGTTTACGCTGGCGACTGGCGTAGCGGCCATGCGTTCGGCCCAACGAACTGGCGCCTACGGCGACGCTGATTTGGCCACGTCGGCCAACGTCCACATGGAAATTAAACGCCGTGCGTCTATCGCCGCGTTGCAATTCATACGCCAGGCCGAACGCGACGCGACGCCAGGCGCCATACCGTGCGCGATGATTCGTGAGGACGGCGACACCGAATGGGTACTAATGGTTCGACTAAAAAACGTAATTCAGTTCGTGGACGAAATCAAACGCGCGCGCGCGGAGCCGTTATTGTGAAAGGCCAGCCGCATTCGTTTGTTTCAATTGACCGCGCGGTATCAATTGCCCAATTTATTTCCATCGTCGGCGGCATTTGGTGGGTTGGTTCGGAAGTGGGCCGCCGCGATTTGCAGTTAACTATGACCACGGGTGGCGTAAACGAATTATCCTCGATTGTCCGTGATTTGGCATCGGCGCAAGTGGCAAACGCGACGGCCGACGCTGGCGCGTTGCGCGAATTGACTAACCTACGTTCACGACTCGAAAGATTAGAAACCGAACACCGAAAGGCCGACTAATGAAATCATCCTGGCGAACCACTTGCGCGGGTATTGCGGCAATTGTCGCGGCTGGCGCCACGGCGTGCGCGGCGTTGTTTGACGCGGACCCCGCAACCGTGCCCGAATGGGGCGTCGTGATTGCGGCAATTGTCGCGGGGTTTGGGTTGATCGCGGCCCGCGACAACGGTGTATCGTCGGAATCCGCGGGCGCGAAATGATCCCGTTTATAATCGCCGCTATGCGCGCGGTGATAGAATCGATTCTGCATGTTTACGGCAAACAAATCGGCAAACGTTCCGCCAGCGACGCGACCGCGCCCGATCCTAATTTATTGCGCCGCGGCGGCGCTCGCGTGCGCGCCTGGTTGCACGCGAACGGTGCTAATCCCCGAAACGGCGGTAATGCGCGTGGCCCCTGATGTTCGGGGCTACGTTTATTTGTGGAACCGCGACGACAACGAATGGCAAATGGGGGGCAAGCAAATCAGTTACCCCGAAGGGTGGTACCTAGTGCCCCCGTCGTTTGTTGAAACTGACGAACCGCTAGGCGGCGCCGTCGGCGCCACTATGCCCCAACTAGGACCGCGGCGCTGAACCCGCGCACGTTCCCGCACATTGACCCGTACACGTTGCCGCTAGGCGCGTCGTTATCCGTTGGCGCTACGGGTGTCGTCAATGCGTGCATTGTGACGGCGTTTGATTCGTCGGGCACGTTCACTAAAAACGCCGCAACGACGGCGGTTTGGGTGTTTATTGTTAGTGGCGGCGGTGGCGGCGGCGGTGGCTACCGCCAAAACACCGCTAGCCTTTCGTCTACTGGCGGCGCTGGCGGCGCTGGCGGCGCGGGCATGGTTGCGATTTTCAACGGCGCTGATATTCCATCGTCGGTCACAATTACAATCGGCGCCGCGGGAACGGGTGGCGCTGGCGGAACCCCTGGTACTGGCGGCGGCACTGGCGGTACGTCCTCATTTGGCACGTTGTCCGTTACGGGCGCAAGTGGCGGTAGTGGCGGCGGGCCGTCGGGGTTGATTTCGGCTGGTACTTCGCCGTTGGTGCTAGGCGTGCGATACGGCGCGGGTGGCGCGTCGGGTACTGGCGTCGGAACCGCGGGTAGCGTCGGTTGGTTCACTGCGCCAGGCGGCGGCGGTGGCGGTGGTCAATTGACGGGCGCCACGGCGTCCGCAGGGGCCGCGGGCGGCGCGTTGTCGCCTATGACCGCCAGCACTGGCGGCGGCGGCGCTGGCGGCACTGGCGGCGGCAACGGAGCCGCGGGCGCGACAACCGCCGAATACTGGTTGGGTGTCGGCACTGGCGGCGGTGGTGGCGGCGGTCGAATATCCGCGACGGCGGGCACGGGTGGCGCTGGCGTCCGTGGTTCAGGCGGTGGCGGCGGCGGTGGCGCGTGGTCCGCCGCGGCTGGCACTGGCGGCGTAGGCGGCGCGGGCTTTATTTTGGTGATTGAACAATGAACACCTACGCCGTGGTCGCCGACGGGGTGGTGTCCAACGTCGTTGTATGGGACGGCGTGGCGCCGTGGTCGCCAGGCGTTGGCGCGGTGGCGCTGCAATTGGTCGCGGGCGAGTGGTGCGAAATTGGCGCCGTGTACGACGCCAACGCGTCGCCGCGGTTTGCGTTAGCGATTTAGCCGCAAACTATTTAACACAAATTGCAATATTTGCGACGAAATCGCTTGACTTTGTTTATTTGCATGCTAAATTAGACGAGTCAGGCAAACCAACCCGCGGCACGATGCCGCAGAAATGAGACAACATGGAACATACCGCAACCACCCGTATGAATTATTGCATTGCCAGGGAAGCCCGTTACGTCGCGCGTGCGCTTGCAGACGTGTCCGTAACGGCCCATTTTCGCGCCGTTGCTATGAATCGAAAGGCCGCCTACTACGCCAAAAATTACGCGGCCGCTATTGCCGCCGTTAGCGCCGCTATGGACGCGGGAAACATGACCGCAACGCGCGCCCGCTCCGCCGCCGTGGCAAAATCAAAGGCCGCGTACTACGCCAGGGCCGCCGCGGGCGCCGACCGTACCGCCGCCGCCGCGCAAGAAACCGCCATTGCCGCCGACGCCGTGGCCGTTGCCGCCGCCGCCAAACTTGCGAAAGGGGGTGCATGATGCCGACGGACCCTAGCAACACGCTCAAAAGCAAACAACGCCTACTTCGCAGTCAAATCGTGGCGGAAACTACCGCGTTGTTGGAAACGCAACCAGGTACAGACCTAACCATTCTTGGCATAACAAAGGAATTTCACGAAATCAGGGGAATGATTTCGGCGCTTGCCATGATCGACGGCAATAGCGCAGGGTTAACCCGTACCCTGATTATTGCAAGGGATTCGGCGATGTTTCACGCCGCCGCCGCAGACGCGGCCGCGGCGACCGCGAAAGGGGGTGCATGATGCCGACAACCACCGCCGCCGCCAGGGCTAACTACTACGCGGCGGCCGCCGTTGCGGCCGCGGCCGCCGCCGCCTGTCGTCGTAAACCAACCGACGCGACCCGCGCGGCCCACGCCAGCGCGCAACGCGTTTTCTACGCCGCGGTCGCGGACGCCGCGGCGCGCAGCGTCGCCAAACGCGCCGCCGCGAAAGGGGGTGCATGATGTCCGCGCCCACCACGCACCCGTTAGCGCTGGCCACATTTGTGGCCGACGCCGCGGCGGTTTACGTTGCCGCCGCCGCGGGCCAGTTGTCCGAATCCGTTGCCGATTCGCGCGTAGACTATTTACGGCGGGTTGCGTTTGTGGGCCACGCGTCCGACACGACGGCGGTGCAATCCGCGGCGTGGGCGCGGTTTCGCACTGGCGAACTAACTAGCGGCCAGGCGTACGAACTATCGATAGCCGCGGTGCGCAAATTAATTCGCCAGGAACGGCACGCAATCGACGCCGCCAAAAGGGCCGCGGCCGCAATTGTCGCTGCAACGGAAACAATTACCAAATGACCACCACCCACGCCACCAAATCCCCGTACCTAACCGCGCCTATCCGCGACGGCCTAGCGTCCATTGTCGCTAGGATCGAACCACGCACGCCCGCGGAATTCCGCGCCATAGCGTGGGTGCGTAACGCCGCGGCCCACCGCGCTAACCGTGCGCCCCGTGTAGCCATCGTGGCGCCAGCGTTGCCCGCGCCATCGGCCGCGACACGATGACCAAACGCAAACCAGCGCCGACCAAACGCGCCCGCGCTAAACGCGGGCGCGTTGTTACGGCCCTAGACATTGTCGAACCACGCGCAGACCGCGCGGGCTTACGGTTGATTTCGCGCGCGCTGCGCGAAGGGTGGAAGATTCCGCGCACCGTAGCCGCAACGCTACCGCGCGTCGTGTTGGACATGATTGACACGGCCGCGTCCGACCGCGATCGTTTGCGCGCCATAGAATGCCTGATGTCGATGCAACGCTACAACCACGACGCGCTAGTGTCGGCCGACAAATGCGAACGCCTAGACGGCGGCGCCGCTACCGAACGCATCGAACTGGCGCCCATCACACTGCGGCCAGGCGGCGCGGGCTACTAGTTGCGCGTTGATCCACCGCGCCTACCCCAAATGTACCCGCGGCAATATGCGGCAATATGCGACCCCGCGCGTATATGCGTGATTGAGGCCAGCACCAAATCGGGGAAAACCGCGGGTTGTTTGCTATGGCTATTTGCCGCCGCGTGGAATTCGCCTGGCGGGGGCAACTATTGGTGGATTGCGCCCACGTTCCACGTTACAAAAACCGTTGGATACATGCGGCTACGCGCCATGTTGACGCAATCGGATAGCCCCCAACGGACTTGGAAACCCAACGATTCCGAACTATGCATTGTGTTAGTGAACGGGGCGCGTATTTGGTTTAAATCCGCGGACAACCCCGATTCGTTGTTCGGCGACGACGTGGCCGCCGCCGTGATTGACGAGGCGACGCGGTGCCCTGAAGAGTCATTTAACGCGGTACGTTCGACGTTGACCGCGACGCGTGGACCGCTGCGCATTATTGGCAACGTTAAGGGCCGACGCAATTGGGCGTTTCGCCTGGCGCGCATGGCGGAGGCTGGCGCGGCAAACATGGCGTACCACCGACTAACCGCACACGACGCCGTTGCGGGTGGAATCCTACACGCCGACGAAATCGCAGAGGCGCGCGCGATATTGCCCGACGCCGTGTTTCGTGAATTGTATTTGGCGGAACCTACCGAAGACGGGTCTAACCCGTTTGGCGTCGATGCTATTCGCGCGTGCCTGGCGCCATTGTCCACGGGCCGCGCGGTTGCGTTTGGCGTGGATTTAGCCAAATCACACGACCATACCGTAGTTGTTGGCCTAGACGCGGACAACGCCGTGTGCGTGTTGGAACGGTGGCAATCCGATTGGGCCGCGACCCGTGAACGCGTCGCCAAGATCATCGGCGGCGTGTCGTCGTTCATTGATTCTACGGGCGTCGGCGACCCAATTGTGGAAGATATTGCGCGCGTATGCCGTGGCGCGGAGGGCTACAAATTCACTAGCGCCAGTAAGCAACAACTAATGGAAGGGCTGGCGTCGGCGATTCAATCTCGCGAAATCCGCTACCCCGACGGGTGGTTGCGCGCCGAACTAGACGCGTTTGGATTCCGATACAGTTCAGGGCGGGTAATCTATGAGGGCACAATCGGACACGACGACGGCGTGTGCGCTATCGCACTAGCCGTCGCCGCGAAACGGCGGCACCGTCCGTTCGTATTCAAGGTAATTTAAATATGACGATTTGGGACACCCTATCAAAGGCCGTTAATCCCCGCGCATGGATTGCAGCATCGTCGCGTTCGTTTGAATTGTCCAACAACACGGCGCACGTTCAACCATTCGACCGCGCCAGCGCCGTGCAAATGTATAACTCATGGGTTTACGCGGCCGCCACGATCAACGCCAACGCGGTGGCATCGACGCCGCTACGGTTGTATGTGCGGTCGTCGGGCGTAACGCGGCGCAACTGGTCCACGCGCCGCGCGTCGCGTAAATCCATGACGTGGTTGCGGGGTGATGGCGCGCGCAATCCGTCGCCGCTAGTCATGCGCAAGGCCGCGGAACTTGGCGCCGATTTTGAGGAAATGACCGACGAACACCCGCTACTTAGGTTGCTCGCTACGGCTAAC